GATGATGCATAAACCTCAGCTATCGCGTATTGACCAGTTGATGGTATTGTTAATTGTGTAGGAATTAACTCCCATGAATCACCATCCCAATAATGTTTTGTGCCATCACTTACTATTCTACTAATTTTAAATGTTGCTGTGTCTACACCTACAACTGTAAGTGTTCTGTTTTCACCTCTTCTGCTTATTGACTTAGTATTAACATCTAAACCAGTTATTTCAACAGTAGGTGCTACAAATATTTTTTCTGCTTTTGCTGTAAATAAAAGCTTATCTCCAGTTACATCAGCCGCGCCATACTTATACGTAATTGAAAACACCTCTTTAATTATATTTCCATCTGAATCTTTACCACCATTACCTACAGTTGGTACTGTTTGCGTTATAGTATAAAGACTTTCATCATCATTATCTTGTTTTATTATTTCACACGTTGCGCGTGTATTAAAAAAGTTTCCAGTGTTAGCATTAAATGTTCTAGTCAATACAACTTCACTGCTCGCATACTCTCCTGTGTTAGTGTATGCTGTTCCAACAGAAGATTTTAAATCTGTATTTTCCGCTACAACATCATACGTACCAGCGATTGAATATGTATTAAGTGTGCCACCATTTGCTAAATCTAAACTAATTGCTAAATTAGTATCTGCAGAAGCGGCTAGGTTTGCAAATTGAAGTCTTAACACGCCAGTAGAACTATTCCAAGTTGAAGTACCTGATCCAATAGCTATAAAAGCCGTTGGACTTTGTGACGAAATACTTTGACTGCTTGGTAACGCATAACCATTGTCAGCTGTAAATGTTATTTTTAAATCATTGAAATCATCTACATTAAAACCACTTGCGTTATTATATCTTCTTATAACATTACCGTCTAACACCCAGTGTGAGCTAGCAGCTGAATCTGTAACGCTGGCTATAGTTAATCCAGTTTCAGCAGCAATAGTTATTGCAGCAGCATATCCACTTATTGATGTATTTCCAGCTATAGATGCTAGCTGACCAATACCTTGCACTGAAAATTCTTCTGAATCAACGTTTGATAAAACAGTTGTATCTCCTTTTATGTAATTAAAATACTTGCCTTCTTTTCTTTTAAACTCTCTTATTGAACCAGTATCTTCGTTTGTTGTTATAGAATTAACATGCCATCCTCTTGATATTGTTTCACTTAACTGTGCTATTTGTGCTTCGGAATATCCACCTTCTATTAACTCGCTCATTGTATAGCCAGGTATTTTTATATCAGTTAAACCTTGATCTGTTAAGTCATTACCTGAACCATCAATAGTTATTACACCTTGATATGTATATTCTTTTGCATCAGTACCTTCATAAGAAATAGTTTTAAATCCTTTTATAGTATCTGAAGCATCGTTAATTAAAACTTTAACAGATGAATCATATTGAGTACCATAAAAGTTATTTCTTGTTGTGTTTGTATGTACCCATATTTCACCATTATAAAAAGTATAATACTTATTATTTAACGAACACCCTGACTCTGGAATAAATGATTTGAAACTTGGCCACCCTTTCACTTTACTGTCATAACTTAAAGTATAATCAGTTGTACCTTTAACTGTTAAATTGTATAGACCTTTGTTTTGGTTATATGTACCTATTAATGACGTAGATGCTGGCAGGTTGTCTTTAAACCAGTCTCTCATACCTTGATCTGATATGTTGATTAACTGTGTCCCAGAAAGCGCGAGAACAGCTCCTCTGGCTTTATCAGTAAAGTAAGCATTATTTACATGCGATACAAATGATGTAGGATCTTTAGATATACCGTATTCACCAGGAAAAGGTTTAACACTGCCTAATACTCTATTTGTAGCTGTTAAGTTCACAGAACCATCAGCATTATATAAAGCATCTTTATTAGCATACATTGTTAAAATTTTGTCTTCACACAATGTAATTAAATCACCAAACCTAGCATGTAACTTTTGTATACTTCCATAATACGGGTTAATGTCTTTTGTTATAGGTTCTGCTTGTATAAATTGATTTAATCTATTTATTCCGCTTGTTGAATTAAATATACCTGAAAATATTAAACCATTTTGTTTATGTTCTTCTTTATATTGCTCCGCAAGTGGTGCTGATACCTTAACTCCCTTGTCTATTTTAACAGCATTAAAATCATCTCTTAATCTATCTGATTCAACACCATTACCAAAACTATAACAGTTAAACCAATTTAATGATTGTGTGTGACCATGAAAATCACCATCTGCAATAGCAATAGCTGTTGACGCATCTGAAAACGTTGCGGTTACAGTAAAGCTGTATATACCTTTTGAGTCTGTTAATGTTAGCGTTTCGTCTGTTTTTGCTAAATTTGAGTTTTGTGATAATGTAAAGTTATTAGCGTCTGTTATTGAAGCTATAGTTGTGCTTGCTTGTATGCCTGAACCTGTTACTGTCATACCAGGTTTTATAATTGGGTGCGCATCACTTATTTCATAATATAAATCTAAGTCTATTGATTCTTTAGGCTCTGTCTCAAATATTGCTGGATTTGAAGATGAGATCATATCATTACCTAAAGGTAAATCTTTTTGCATTATATTTATTTTTGTAATTCTACCTGTTGATCCAGAACCACTATATGTAAACACATCATCATAACCTTCACCAGTCTCTGTATTTTTTATTGTTAAGTTATATGCTCTACGTTTTCCAGCTATAAACTTTCTATTTCTACCACTTTTTCTTCTAAACTGATAGTCAATTGTAGCATCTGTTATTTCGTATATAGCACCAGTATCACCATTAGCATTAGCAAACTGTATATATGTACCAGAGTTAGATAAATTTTCTAAAAACTGATTAACTGTATCTAGTTCATTATGTTTCTTACCCTTATCACTTGTAACATTATCTTGCCAGTCTTCACCATAATTAACACCTGCCCAATAAACTGTAAATGTATTTTTTCCTAACACCGGGTGTATATTTGCTACTTGCGTAAAATCATCTTTTGCTTTAGTATCAGTCCAAGCTAAATCAGATCTTGCTTTTTTCTTTGTTACACCATCATCTGATATAGTTCTTGAAAAGTCATTAGTTATATCTTGATCAACATCTCTACTGTATAATATATTATATTCAGTATCTAGAGCTGGAAATGATTGTATTATATTTGTATCAAAAACTGAGTTTCTATTTATTTTAACAAAAAATCTACCATAAAACTCTGCTTTTTCAACTTCTCTTTCTTCAAATAACTTTATTGTTATAGTGTCATTATCTTCAACATAACTACTACCAAGTATTGTTGAGTCAACATCTTTTATAGGATCTTTTAAAACAAAATCATAAATGTGTTTATTATCACTGCTACCATCTACTTCACCATTTAAACCGCCATTTGATATTTTATACTGACCAGTAGTTCCACCCGATGTTGTAAACGTTATTACACCATCACCATTTAAACCATCAGCAAATTTATTATTTTCTGAATACTTAGGTCCTTTTAATTGAAACGCAACAGCTCCAACTTGTGGTGCATTAACAGCACTATCTAATATTTCTAGTTTTGAGTTAGCAACAGACTGCGATACCATTTTTATATTTTTAGGCGCTTCATTTTGAATATCTAAAACTTTATATCTAGCATCAACAGATATAGCAATATCTTTATCATGTTGTTTTTTAAGTATTAAATAGCTATCGTCTTGTATTTTGTTTCTTTCAGATGAAGGAAAACTTAACCAAACATTACCATCATCAGCTAAATAAAATCTATCTAACGCTATATTATAATATTCATTAGAAGTTTCTTTAACAAAAAATTTATAATGTGTTGCAAAGTCAGGCGCATCGTTAACTAACTTACATTGTAGTGAGTTAACTTTATTAGCAAATGATTTATCAATTTGTTTTGCTGCTTTTTTATTTGAAAATACAGGTGTTTCTCTACCATAAGCGTCTTTGTAAACAGCACCAACTTGATATGTTCTTTGTGATTTTAAAGATTTTTGAGGAGCCTTAATAGTTGTTATATCATTTGAAGTTATAGCAGTTTCTACGTTAGGTATATTTTGTTTTAAAATATCGTATTGCTGGTAGTAGTTACCATATATTAATCTATTTGCTGTAATTTCTTGTGCTAAAGCTTTTTTAGGTACATTATCCCAAGGCCTTAATATTTGTTTAGAATCTACAACACTTCCAATTATCTCAGATTGTATCTCATATGATGTTTCATTGTTTTTAAGCGTGTCAACAACATAAACTAAATTATTACTTGATTCTTTATATAATATGTCAACCTCATCTACATCAGCGGGTTGTGTGTCTTGTAAGTTAACTGTTAAAGATCTTAGTGTATTTAACATACCTATATTGTGACCATCTGCAGATTTATACTCAAAGTTTGTAGGTAAAAACGCAGGTACTGAAAATGGTGAAAACGTTGAGTACTCTCCATCTTTATACTTCCATCGCAACGCAAACCTTACAAATTTCTTTTCAAACATTGGCTCTTCTTCATCTAATAAAACTGACCATTGTATTGTTTCATTAGGTGTATCTGAAGGTATTGTCTGTATTTTACCTGTTATATTGTTAGTTAAAGCTGTTGTGAAGTTGTTTAATTTAGTAATTAATACTTTAATTGTGTACTCTTCATTTTCTTCATCCGTGTGACTCAGCGTTATAATATCATCTTTCTTAAAATTAGCAGATGGAGTTAATGCTAAAGTAACTGAAGTTTGAGCTGCTAAAGGATCACCACTACCGTCTGTAAATTTAAAACGTGAGTATACTTTTGTAGTACCTGTTCCATTGCCAGTTCTTTTTGAATTAGCCATTGTGAGCGTTGGCGCATTTATTGGTCCTAACTTTGCTACAGTAATATCGTTTTCTGTAAAAGCAACACTATTAAAAGTTGTGTGAGTATTAAAATCTGTAGAACCAGATTTAAACGAAGATATTTTTATTTTTTTAGGTTCATGTTGGTTATCTGTCCATAATAACAAGCCGTCTATAATATTAACACCTGTAATAGGATAACTTGAACTAAAATTTAGTATACTATTTTTATCAACTAATATTGGTGCTATAACACCTGTTGATTCTGTGTATTCTGCTATACAACTAACTCCTGTCGCAGCTATAAACCAGTATATTTTATTATTTTGATAATCTATTATTGATCCTATACACGTAGGATTAGTTAAATCATCAATAGCGTTTGACACGTCATCCCACCCAGTTGCAGATAAAATTTTTGTGTTAGCATCGTATGTCTTACCTACTAATTTAGTATTACCTAAAACATTTTGTACAGCACCCACATCAGATCCTTCTGATGTAGATATTTCTATATTTTCTGCATTTCTATATTCACCGTTAGGAACTAGCCTTTCGTCTAGATCCTTATTCATTTTACCGGCTCTAAAATGATGTTTTAACTCTGACATATTTTATTAATGTTTAATCTGTTTCGATTTTCCTCGCATTATTTGAGTTAACTCTTCAGCTTTTAAATTAGACAATCTAAGTTTAGCTTTTCTAGTTTCTGCAAATCTTTCTTTTTTATACTGCTGTATTAAAAATGGTGGTGTATTAGCTCTTGTTGATAAAATAGCATAAGCAATATATTTATACATAGCTTCCTCTGCTAACTTATGCACTTGCATCTCATCATCAGTACCTAAGCTATCACTTATATATTTTAAAGTAACAATTTTAGCGCTTAAATTTGAACTAAAATGTATTTTACCTTTTAATGGATCAATGTAAAAACTTCCGTTATTTTGTGCGTACTGAGGATCAATACCATACCTGTTACCTATATTTAAATCCTGTAAGTCTTCTCTAATATTTCTTTTAGTATCAGTAGCATCTTCGTTGGTATTATTCTTATAATTATTCCAAGTATCTGAATTTTCTGCTGTTAAAACCTCACCAGTTGTTTCATCAAATAAATAATTGTAATCATCATCTTGTAATAAAGCTTTTGGATTACTTGTTTTACTAGCTGGATATATAACATGCTCTATACCATCATCACTTCCCATCCACGATAATTTAACGTAATTTACATAATCATGTGGTAATTTCATAACTAATGTAGGTGGTATTTCTATTTCTTGTGATTTTTCTGATCTAAAAGTATCATAACTCATTTCAGCTAAACCTCTTTGCGCGTGAAAAGCAACTAAGCTTCTTGGTGTTTTTGATATTATACGATCTTCACCAACGTATGATATTAAAAAGTTACTAATAATGTCTTTTAATTTTATATATTGATAATTACCAAATTGCTCAGCAACATCTGTTTGTTTAACCACTAAAGTCATGCCAGTTAATGGTGCTCCATTGCTAGCTTGTATTGTTGAATCATAATCTGTAGAAGAAAACGTTAAAGTAGGAGATGAATAACTGTAGTTAGAACTTGATACTTGCTTGCCATTTATAAAAACATCAAATTGAGTTTCAGCTGTAGGTAGTGTACTAAAATAAGCAGTTGTTAATGTAAATGCTACAGTACCGCTACTACCAGAACCATTAATTGTTTCACCCCAAGCACTTTGACTTTGATTGTAATACGACTCTTGTGTTGTTGTTCCTAGTAATCCCATTTATTTATTGTTTTTAGTTTCTATTTTCTCTTCTAATTTGTCTTAATTCTTGTTTAGCTTCTTTTTTCTTAGCTTTTTGTATAGCTTTATATCTAGCGTCTGCTTGCGCTTTTCTTTTATCATAAGTTAAATCATGCTGCCCTTGTCTTGCCCAATTCATCATTTGATCTCCTAAATCTCCAGCTTTTTTACCTGATATATGTTCTGGGTAATTCATTGCATCCTTATCACTTGCATTACCAGTAATCTTATTTCCTCTCATTACAAATTTACTACCATAATCATATTGACCATCTTTAGGAGCGTTAATTTTTTGAGCTTTACTGTAATTCCCCTCATCAAAGTCTGATCTAGGAACTATATACTGTTGACCTTTATCTCCCATACCCATGGTCCAATCTGGCACTATATCCTCTCCATACGCAATTGTTAGTCCACCTGTAGGATCTATTTCTGTAGTTTTTTGAGGTGTATTAGGAAATGATGAGCTTCTTTTGTTGTTTTGTATGTTTGCGTAGTGTGTTGGCATGATTTTATTGTTTCTCTTGTTGTATTGTTTCTATTTCTTCTTTATCAGCTACTTGAATTAAACCTGTGTCTTTCATAGTTATACCAGCTAATTCTAGTATTTTAATTACTAATTTAGTTTCTTCTGAAGCGTGAAGTTCAAAATCAACAGCGTTTGTTGAGTTGTATAAAGCTTCACTATTTACAATTGTGTATGCCCATTGTACTTTTGTAGGCTTTGCAATATAGTTACATGTTACCGCTGATGTTATTGTAGTTGGGTAAACTTGTATTCTTCTTTCTCTCTGAGCTTCTGTTGTACCAGAGTTTCTCACGTATATTGGTCGCGATGTTGTTGGTGCCGTTAACGGTGAGTTTATATGTAAGTGTAATTTGTTTTGTTCTACGTTTTCTATTGCTAAGTATTGACCATCTTTTAAGTAATATAACGTACCCATTTTATAATATTCTGGCAATGTACCAACGCCACCCGATGCCATTGATACGTCTGCTCTAAACTTTTCAAAATGATCAACTTTTTCTTGCAACACGTCAAGTGAATCTGAATAAATAGTGCTGTTACCAGGTATTCTACTGAATTGGTTTACGTCATAGAAATACTGTTCAAATATTTCTAATTGCGCTTGATTTGCTAGTAAATTAAACTCTTGAGGCGTTACGTAACCTCTTTGCTCTTTATTAGCAATTGCTAATACTTTTTGATATACAGTGTCTATACTTACTGCCATAATTTCTTTTGTTTATATAGTGTAGTCACCCATATAGAGTGACTACTCTATAAAGTGATTTATAATTGTTTTAAAATATTTTGGTATATTTCCATACCATCATCTGTTTTAAAGTATGCAGCTAACGCTGAATAAGGATTTTCATCAAATGGAACAGTCATGACTTTTCTGTCATTACTTCCCCAATGAAAAGTTCTATTATCACTTGAAAGTCTAAGTAATCCAGCTTCAACAGCTTTGATACCAACATTTCTAAGCTCAACATTATCATCATTAACTAACTCTAAGAATAATTTAGGGTTTCTTTTAGCGTAAAGCATAACATCTCTTTTTATCTCCTTAGATGTCATGTTACTTACCTTATTACCTTGATCTACCCTTAACACCGCTTCTGCTAAATCTATTTCAATATTTCTAGCTGTATTTAAAGCTTCTAGTTCTAATTCAAGTTCTCCTAACTCATCTTTAGCTTCTTCAACTGGATCAAACTCATAAAATAATCTATTTGCTTGAGGATGATATAGTGATAATAATTTTTGTAGTGTTTGTTTTTCTTTTGGAACGTTTAATATTCCATCAGTAAAAGTTACGTGACCTAATCTAGCGTCACCTTTAAATTCATCTACAAAAGGTGTTTTTTGATTTTCTGTATATTTCAACTCTCTCTCATATCCCTTCTCATTATCAAACCAATAAATACCCCTACTTTGTATAGTATATGATAATGGTGATAAACCATCTCTTAAATAATATACTCTGTCTTTAATATCCCAGGCGTTTTTATCAGCAACGACTGGTGTTTTAACATCAACTGGCTCTTTTGCCACTGATGCTTTTTTCATAGTAACTTCTGTTTTAGAAGTTTTCTTTTTTGATTTTTCCATAATATAATATAATTAAATAATTAAAAAATAAAGGGCTAGGTGCCGAAGCACCTAACTCTTTAAAATAATGTATTAGTTAAGAATCATGAAGTTATTAGCTCCTTGAACAACTAAACATCTTTCTGATAGGTAATGTACCTCCATTGCATCAAGATCAGAAGTGATGTTTCCACCAACTGAACCAGTGATCCAAGTTTTCATTCTTCTATCATCAGATTGTGAAGCTCTGTATCTTACGTGTAAGAAAGGTCTTTTCATATTTCTACCTAAAGACTCATCATAAACAGTTGATACACCAGCTGGAATTACAACCGCTCTAACGTCGTTGTAATCGCCATCTACTTGACCTCTTAATGAAGCATCGTTTAGATATTTCCAGTCAGATTTGTAGAAGTCATAAGAACCTCTTCTGAAACCAGAGAAACCTAAATTTAATGCCATATCCTCATCGTTACTGAATACTCCGTAAGAAGTACCACCCGCACCATAAGAATTTTGTGCTGCAAGCATATCATCTATTGCTAAAGATACACCTCTATTGCAGTACAACATGTTTTCTTCAATCGCACCTTGTCCATCAAATTTCTTAAGGATATTATCAAAAGATCCTAAGTCATCTGCTGCACTAGTACCAACGATACCAGAAGTAACGTGACCTCTGTCATTGATTGCTGCGAATAAACCTTCAGTACCAAAATCCGCACCAGCTCCAGATAATTCTGAATCTACTGCAGAAGAACCAGGTACACCAAGTTCACCTTCTATACATGCCATTTCTAAGTAATCAGAGAATCTAGCTCTTGTATCACCTTCAGCTTTTAAATACCATAGGTAACCATTTTGACCTTCTTCACCTGAAATTTCTACCCAACCAATAGCTGATGCGTCTGAACCACTTACTTCAAATTTATCTTTGATAATAATTGGTTTGTTCACATGAGATTTGTGTTGAGGTGTTACCGCGTTAGACATTCCGCTATCTCCTTTTTTGAATTCAGATCCATAAACGAAGAAAGAACATCTAGCTGCAGCGTCGTCATCAGTTGTAACAAATCCACTTACTGCACCAACAGTTGCTACTGCGTAAGGAAGAGCTGTTAAAGTACCTGCTGCTGAATCAGCTGCAGAAACATAACATTTTGTTATTGTAGGGCTAGACTCACCATCAGATAATACGATAGTTTGACCAACTCTAACACCGTGATTAGTTGCACCAGTAATAGTACCAGCGTTTGCTACAGATACTCCTGTTACAGAAATATGTAGTCTACCTTGTTCTGACCAGATTACTCTGTCAGCTGTCATAGCCTCTTCAGCACCTACTTGAGAAAGGAAACCAGAGATAGTTCTATTACCGAACACCTCAGCTTCTTTTTCTATAATATCAGGTAGATATTGTTGAGCCCAACCTTCAGTACTAGATGACGTAAAGTCAATGTAGTTACTAGAAAGGGTTTGTTGTTTTGGGGCTGGAGTTGAGTTTAAATTCGACCCAGCCGTTGGGTTAATTGCTGCCATTTTATTTTAAATTTTAAATGTTTAAAGTTATTTTCTAATTTTAAATCGAAGCTTATCAGTAGAGTCGCCGCTTATCGCTCTTACTTTTACACCACTAACATCTGTTTCATTAGTAGCTCTAGGTGACATGTCAATGTTTTTAGATCGTGCAATACTTTCTTTAACACCGTCTGCTTTTCCTTGTTCGTAAAAATGATTTGCAACAGCATCAGCGTTCATAGCTGTAAACATAGATTTATGATACCCTTCAGCGTTATTAATTAATTTACTTTTCTTATCTAAAAAATTAGATACAAAGTTATTAATATCACTTTGTTGTTCTTTAACTCTGCTTACATCTTTAACATTAAATCTAAACTTTTTATCTCCGACATTATATTCAAAACCTTTGAACTTGTCGTTAAAAACATTATTTGTTTTTTGTGTAAAAGTTGATCTTTGTTGTTCTAATGCTTTTTCTTCTACCTCGTTCTTCTCATTGTATCTATTAAAAAAATCAATTGCCTTTTTTTGCTCAGGATTTAACTTTGAGCCTGCTTTGATTTCCGCATAGTATTTAGACTTTAGCCCGTCTAGGTGGCTTTTAGCGTCGGCAACTTGCTCTTTAAACGCTAATTTCTTTCTCTTAACATCTACTGCTTCGTCTACTTCTTCATCATAGTCGAACCTATCTTCTATAAGAAAATCAACTTCATCACTTGTTAAGTGTGATTTAGTTTGATTATAATACTCTCTTAATAAAGCTTTGTCATCAAGCTTTGTGTAATCTTGATTTAATTTTACGTAGTCGTTAAGATCACCACCAGTTTCATCCATAAAGTCTACAACTCTCTGAATATTATCTGGTAGTTCTTTGCCAGTTTCTTTAGCTTCTCCTACAGCTTCTTCAACTGCTTCTTCAATTGTCTCAGTTTTATCTTCAACAGTCTCATCAGTTTTTTCTTCTGTAATCTCTTCCAAAACTGGTTTTTCAGTTTCTTCTTCTTTGGTTTCAACCTTTTCCTCTTTAACTTCCTCAACAACTTTATCATTGACTTCCTCTTTAGGTTGCTCTTCTTCCTGCTTTTCTTCCACAGGAGCTTTAGACATGTCAACCTTTAAAGGTTCATTATCTGCAGCCATTTTTTTTATAGATGGTTTTTTCTTTACTCTTAATTTACCATCAGTTTCTGTTGCTTTTACTTCAGCAGCAGAATCGGTAGTCTCTTCTACCTTTTCTTTTTTTGCTTTTGCCATAATATAATATTATATAATTAATTAAACATATGCACTTTCGTACAATTTTTTTATTTCTCCAAATATTTTATAAACTGTATACGTTTTATAATTCTATTCCGCCACCCATTATATCATTACCTGAAGACTCAAACTTTTTAGGTGGCGCTTGATTATTTCTTTGATCTATTAATTCAGATTGTTGACTAGCTTGTATTCTAGTTCTTTCATCTTTACGATCTTCTTTTGTATTCTCCTTCATCTTTGTAGTTTCAAGCTCTTTTTCTTTTAATTTCATGTTTAGCTCAAACTCATGATTCATTAACTCCTTCTTTAGATTAGCTTCTTGTTGTTGTTTTTGCTGCTCTAATTGACTCTTTGCGGTTTCAAGTTCAATTTTACTTTGTGTTAAAGCTTGTTGTTTTTGTACTTCTGCTTGAGCTGCAACTTGCTGCGACTCCGCGTTAGCTTGTGATTGCGCTTTTATATTTTGTTGCTGCATTGCTTGGTCCTGCTCTATTTTTTTCTTTCTTCTTAATTTAAGAAGTTGATTTGCAAGTTTCACATTTTTAATTTCTCTTATATCAATAGCGTCTTCTAGCTCAATGCTATTTTTTGCAATGGCAGCTTGTATGTTATTTTCAAGCATTTGCTTTTCTTCTTCATCTGGTGCTAACTCAATAAATATACCAAAATCATGAAGATGTAATGTAGACAAATCATCTAAAGTGCCAACATTATGAGCTCCAATAGCTTGTATAAAAGCTTCTCTTGTTGGTGAATACTCTAATACATCTGCGATTCTCATAGATAAACACTCACATAATTCTGAAGTTATTAACAAACCACCTTGTAATATATGTCTTGTTGCAACATTTGAATTAGCTGCTGCTAACTTTTGTACACCTACTAATGTATTAGCATCTGGCATACTACCGTCTCTTGCTTCATTTAATCCAGTGACATCTCTTATCATTTGTAAATAATAATTGTATGTCTGTATTAATGCTTGCATTTTATTGCCACCACTACCACTTTGAATTTCTTGTATAGGTACTTTACCTGGATTACCATCTCCGTCTGCTGTTAATGATCTTCCAATAACACTACCAGTTTGGAAAAACATATTTAACGCTTCTTGTGGGTTGTAGTTTGTACCGTTACCTAAATCAACTTCAGCTAAACCATCAGCGTCTAAATAAACACCATCAGGAACCATACGCGACATAACCTGTTGTAACTTTAAATGAGTCAACTGAATCATATCTGCAAAACCAGTTATTCTACGAACTAAAGATTCAATTTTACCTTTGTACATCCTTGGTGCACAAAGTGAATAATTCATTTTTACTTTGGTATAATCACTCTTAGGTCGCATCATGTTTTTTGACATCTCCCATTTAAGTAATTTTTTAGTACCTAATACTAAAGCGCCTTCATATAAAACTTCAATAGATTTAGATAGCTTACCAAATCTTTCATCTACAACTTCTAAAGGCGGATTAAACGAATCATCTTTCATTAATATTTTAGATGCACCACTACCAGTTGTTTTAATTTTATAAACCTCGTTCATATAGGTTTTATAGTTAAAATAAAGTATTTGTATTATATTATTATCAACGTTAGTTCTATCATAAACATTGTTACGTTCTAGTGACGATTTATGTATACCTTGTTGTGTTATTTCTTTTAGATCTTCATTAGTAAGGTTTGGAAATTGCTTTTTAAGCTCATTAATAGGTATATTTTTTACTTCACCAATGTAGTATATATCATCAAAGTAAGGTGACTCAGTATGCGAGTATATTATATTTGCTGGATCTACATAATCTATTGTTACACCTTCTGATTTAGTAAAGTTATTTTTAACACACGCTAAGCCTATAACAGTTAAGTCATAATATAATCTTCTTTTTATTTGATCGTATTTGTTACCTTGTAGTATGACATTTAAAGCTTGTTCTTCTGCAATTTCTATAGACTGCTTGTATGTTAACTGCATATGTAAAGATAATTCCTCTTCATCTCTAGGTAAAGTTGCAGGATCATTTTCTGCTATAGTTATGCCAAAAGCTTGCTCAGAAAATTCATTTAAATCTTTAGTCTGCATATCTCTAATAACAGACTCCATATATTCTGTACGTTGACTAACGCCATAAGGATCTTGTGAATATGCTTTTACATCGTAAATTCTATCTGATATACCGTTTACAACTATATCTACAAATTTAGGTATTATAGGTACTGGCTTCCAGTCTAAATTAAGATAAGATAAATCACCATTTATAGATAACTCATCTTTATATTTTTGTATACTTTGTTCTCCTCTCGCGTAAAGTCTTAATTTATGAAACTCCATTTGATTTGTATTAAATCGATTAGCGCCGGAGTCTCTACCGAACCATTCAGCCTCAATAGCTTGAGCTACTTCTAAGCCATATTCATAGCTAGCTTTTTCTGTATCGCTAGCTATTTGACTAGGAAAATAACCTTTTTGTATTTGTACAGCCATATTTATTTTATTATTTTAGATGTGCTACCATGATTATTATATTTCATGATATTTAAATTTACTTTTTCTTTTTTTAATTTTGCGTTAGGAGCATATAAATGCCTATTACAAGCCATAACAGCTAAACCAGAACTTATTGCGGCATCAAACTTAGTTCTCTTATTTATATCAAATCTAGCCCAGTCATTTAATGTCGTGTTAAAATACATATCACCATAAGTACCATCTTGCTTTAAACCAATATGATTTTGTATATACATTTCAATTGCCGCTGCGTGAGCTTGTTTTATATCTTCACTAGAGTTTGGTATTCCACCAACTTCCTTTTCTGCGGTAGACAATTTGTTCCATACTTTATCAGGTCTATTCATAGAATAACCTCTGTAACCTCTTCTTCTTAAATAGTATAATAAACGAGGTTTGTTATTTTCTGCTAATAACGGCATACCGTAAAATACTAATGCCATCAAAACATCTTCAAAAAATATTTCTGCTGTTTGCGGTCTAGCTAGATATTCTAAAAAAAATGTGTTAGCAGGTGAATCTTCCATGCTAAACTTAGTTAAACCGTGTAAAGCTCCTTTTGATCCTTTACCGTCTACCGTTCCTGATATATCATAACTATCACAACCAAAAGCACCCATGTGTTCATTACCAGGGTATTTAATGCCATTTTTAATAGCAACTTTATTTTGTAAATGCGGTTGTGGCGTCCATGTTATTTTAAATCTACCTTTTGGATCTGGATAAAATATAACACTAGAATCTTTTACACCATTAACCCATTGAAAGTTACCTGTTGACATATGAGAATTTTTCGTATCCTCATTAAAATCTATTTGCTCGTATATTTTAATTAAGTTAAATATACTGTTTTGTGTTTCGTCTCTAAAAGCGTGTTCTTCTGTTTTAGGAAACTGACGATAAAACTCATTTAAAGCATCTTGGTCATTTTTTAAACCTTCAGCTTCATTATCCCAATGCTCAATCACGCCTATGTCAATTAAGTCACCATGATAATTAAAAACCTCATGCTCAGGTGTATCAAAGACTGGTATACCATACTTGTCCATAAAGCCTTCATAGTTCCATTCCATTGGTATGAATAAACTATATAAGCCAGATTTAGTTTGACCGTTTTTATTTCTTTTTGTTACATTAGAGTCTCTAAATAATTTTTTAAAATTATCACCACCTTTATCTAATGCATTTGATGTACTTCCCATCATACACTTACCAATTACTCTACTACCTAATCGTAAACATGTTTTTGTTACTCTCCAGTTATTAAGTATATTATCAGGTCTTTCCCACTTACCACTTTCATCATGTACTAAAAGATTAAGCTTTTCACCATCATAGCTGTTATCTCCTGTGTTTTTCCAATCAATAGTAGTATCTAAACCTACTATTTCTTCAAGCTGTTCATTTGTTTGTAGCTTTTTTCTAGTAAACTTTTGAGCTGGTACCCTATACGCGAGTTCACTTTTTGGTCTGTCCATACCATCTTGTATTGGTTTAAAGAAGAACGGATAATTGACCGATATTGGTACCACTTTATCAGTAAACATCTTTTTAGCATCTGCACCAGATTTTGATAAAATACCAAATCTTGCATCACTCGAGATAGTAGCAGCGTTAACTGCCTCCGCGCTTGCCATAAACGAGAAGCCAGATCGTCTATTTTTAAGGTAGCATATTCCATAACACCTTGTATCTGCTTTACAAGCTTCCCAGAATATGTAGAATAATCTATTAGATTCTCTAAATTCAGGAGCACCCACATCAATTTTTGACCACTGAAGATACATATAGTGAGTACCGGTAATGTAAGTAGGCTTACCATTATTATTAAACCAAAAACCGTTTTCTCTACGATTAAATTCCTCATCTATATAATCAAACCATTTATCTTTTTGTTCGTTAGGATAATCCCTCCAGTCAAAAATGGTTTTTACGTTTTTTAATGCTTTTGGATATTCAAATTGTTCCCAGTGTTGTTCTTGTTTCTTTTTTGATCTACTATAAATATTAGTAGCAGGTGGCAATGCTATTTTAAAATTTTGTATTTCGTATATATCACCAATTACACCTGTTTTACTTATAACTACAATATCATGTTCTTTATTGTAACCATACTTCCATTTCTTACCTTTGTTAAGTCTTTTAAGCGTGTTAATTCTTATAGGCTCAACAATTTTATATAAAGTTTGTTTGTACATTATTTAGACCTTCTTTCAGCAAAACCTTTAAATGTTTTTTCCCTTTTTTCTAAAGGTTTATTTTCTAGTATTGCTTCTTCTTCTTGAATTCTAGTTAGTATTTCAAAAGCATCGAATATAGCTAATTTCTTTGTAGCTGCTGCATTTTTTAATCTGTCTGCAGAAACATCATCTTCTGAATCAACAATTTTTTCTTTTGCTACTTTTATTAATTCATCAACTGCCTTGTAACCAGCTTGGATTATATTCTTCTTCTTTTCCTTTATATTCATATTTAATTGAAATCTCTTGCGTAAAAACCCTATATAGCTTTTCACCATCAATAATAAATTCATATTCACTATCTGGTGTAAAGCCAACTAAATCACCTTCTTCTATCATTCTTAAGCTTTTATCTAAATATTTCATAACACCCATTAAAGGCTGCTCTGTATTAGTATCAAACTTATTATAAGACTTAATTGGTTTTACAAAACAAAAGCCCTTTAAAGCGTTCCACTTATTGTTTCTTTTGTATGCATAAACCTGATCTTCCCTGATAGCGTAAGTTTTTTCGTTTATATAGCTTTTACTATTTTTTTCTACACCTTGCATATTATGCCACCTTCTAAATACATTATGATGTACTATAACAGTATCACCAAGTTGTACTTCTGTTTTAACAAGTGTTGGTATAGAAATCACCTTCGCTTCTCTATTAACATGCTGGTGATGAAAGATCTCCGTATTTAATATGAGTTCTTTATCACCAACTTGTTTTTTGTTATTATATCTTGATCCTATTGGTTCAATTATAAAGTCATAAAGACTATGCATCAATATTCAAGATTATATTCTACCGACACTGCCATGTTTTTATTAAAATCTTTCCAAGGTAAAACATCCTTGTTTTTTCTAATATAAACGCTGTACTTAGTGTCTTCCTCTATTATATCACAAATAGTATGCCCGCCGTAGACCTCTTGTCCAACAGCGTAGTGCATAGCTTCATTTTTATAGTCCTTACCAATACTTATCTTACGTATTAGCTTGCTCATCTTCTTCTGGTATTTCTTGTATTGTACCATCGGTAATGTTGATACTTACTTTACCATACTTTTCCTCAAGCTTAACTTGTATATCTTGAACATCTTTCTGCATTGCATTAATTGCATGCACTAATGTATGCTTCTGTGATTCAATACCACCAAGCCTCAATTGAGCGTTGTTAATTTGATTTACTTGATCTTGAAGTTGCTTTAACTCCTCATCAGTGATTTTTTCTACTTTTTTATTCATAATTAATTAAATTTTAGTTAAAATTATACTTTATTACTATTACACAAATAATAGTATTCTTAATATGCTATTGTCATAGTCTATTAAGCGTCTGCCATATCCTTATAAAGATCCATTGCTTTTGCAGCAACGTAAGCCTGTTTTACAGGGTTTTTAGCGCTATCTTTCAAGTCCATATCAAATGATCCACTTATTGAGCAGATATGATTGTTAGGATTTGCATCT